ACTGCTGTGATGACACCCAGGATTCAGTAGCATATCCATTCAATGCAGCACTGGTAATATACTCCTTTGACAGAACCCAGGACTCAGTGGCATAACCATCAAGGATAGCAGTGGTAAGGTAACCCTGTGACTGTACCCAGGACTCTGTAGCATAGTTCTTTGAAGAAACCCAAGATTCAGTGGCATATTCACTCAAAGCTGCACTGGTGATATAAGACTTATTCAACACCCAACTTTCAGTGGCAAACTGCTGTGATGACACCCATAATCTGGTAGCATATCCTATAAGGGCAGAACTGGTGATGTATGACTTACCCAACACCCAGTTCTTGGTAGCATATTCAGATGGGACATTCTTCAGATAACCCTGACTTGAAACCCATCCCTTTGAAGCATATCCCTGTGCAGATACCCATACCTTGGTGGCATAACTGCTCAAGCTCATTGCTATTTCATTGTCAACCCATTCAGGAGTGACACCACCTCCACCACCAGGTACATCAACATAGACAGGACCATATCCTACTCCTGCTGATGGGGTATAAGTACCATTGGCAACCACCATAAGTGGCTGTATTTCACCACCAATCACATTGAAATCATGCTCATGACAGTCAGTGTCAGGTACAACAATATCAACCTGTACATATGCCCCGGCACACCAGTCATCAAACTGATGTCTGAACATAGTGAAGAGGTACTCATTGTACACCTGTACTCCATTTTCCTTCAACCAGTCTATGAGTCCTGACAGAAGGTACACTGCATCAGTCTGTACCAAGTCAATGTTACTTTCATCCTTGGTCAGCCTGTCTATATAGTAAAAGACATAGTTGTAAGTGATAGTACCATCATCAATCTTCCTTGCATTCATAGGGGTGGCAACAAAACAACCAAACTTGTTTTCCTTGCTGTTGATGTCATATACATCACCCACAAATGCCTGTTTCACAAGGAAGTTACTCCTTACAGCTGTCAGAATAAGATTATTTAGTTCTGATAAGATCATTTTTCAATACTTGTTTATTTGTTATCAGGAAGGTCAGACCTCAAACCACAGGAACAACCACCCCATCCAAGGTATAACCCTGTCTTGTACTGCCTGTTATTGGCAGATAACTTACCACACACATGCTGGTGGTACTCTGGGTATGATGATGCATTGGCAGTCAGGTAATCAGTCAGTCTGTTACCATAGAACACAGCATCATTTTCATACTTCTGAATGATGTACTGGAAGTCCTTCATACTTGGTCTGGTGACCCACTCTGTGTTGGCCTCCACCACTCCCTGGTTCTTGAACTTCCAACTGATAGGGATACTCACCTCTGCCAGTGTCTGGAACATAAGGTAAGGGATTATATACTCATCCAACAGGAACTTGTAATCACTGTTCTGTGGATTCCTGATAGTATCTGTGTTCACCATATCACAGATGGTTTCATAAAGGGTAGCACCAATGAGTGTCTGGAGTCCCTTGTCCTGGGCCAACTGGATGGCAGGCTTTAAATAACCACCCCAAAGGTTGTCATCAATCAACCCCTCTGCTTTCAACATTTCTTCTGATATAAGGTAGATCATATTACTCAATTTCTTTATTTTCTGTATTTTCAAGGGTGAATGTCTTGAACTTGATGACAAATCCCATTGACTTGAAGGCTCTTTCAATGTCCTTCTGGATAGGCATAACCACAGTCTTGTTATAGAGGCTGAATGCCTGGGTGTATTCCTCCTGACTGAAGCCATTATTTTCATTAGGCAAGCCAAAGAGTTCAGGAGTTGCCCTGAAGGCTATGAATATGTCTTCCTTCACTGACTTGGACAAAGCCTGGTATTTTTCATCGAACTTGTCATCCTGGATCCTGGCTATTTCACAGGCATTGTCCTTACTATCATTGAAAAGTAGGAGGAAGGATCCTGCATTGTCTGTTCCACAGAACTTTTCCTTAATGTCCCTTTCAATCTTGGCCTTGGTGTCCTCATCAGGCTCACCATTGTTGAATGAAATGATGGCATTGGAGGCAAATCCCTTCATTATATTGTTGAGGTGGAAGTTACTGATTTCAGTACTTATCTTCACAGACTTCAATGCACCAATGTACATAGGTACAGGATAGATACCCCTGGTCTTGTGACCCTTGTAATAATAGATACAAGTACCCTTGTCTGTTTCTGGTGTCCAGGACTTGTATTCCAGTGCCTTCTTGGCATACTTGCCCCAGTCATCACTGTAGAAGACCTTCTTTTCATCATCTGACCTTCTGCACTTCTGGAAGTCCAACCAGTACATAGACTCTACCTTACCTCCCTTGTACATCAACTGGATGGCAAAACCACCAAAGATCAGATAATCAAAGACACACCTCTTGACAATGTCCTCAAGGGTTTCATACTTGTCATTGACCACATCAAAGGCAGAAATGACACCACTACCAAACACATAGTCTGCTGTACCATTGATCACAGACTGTAGGATGGCACTGTTTTCATACAGACCATACAAATCCTGTGGGAATCTGTTATCCCTTCCCCAGGATACATAATCAAACCCCGACCTGGTTACTTCCTTTGCATCAGGCATTTCTGTCTTTTCCAGTTCAAAGGCACTAAAACTTAACTTATCTTTCATAGACCTTATTGTTTCTATTTTCATTATATTCTGTTGAGGTGGATACATAGTCACCAACCTGGAGCAGACCAACCTCACTACCTAAATTGTATTTGTAAGTACCATTATCAAGAGTGACACTGGTGAAGTTGAAGGCATAAGACCTTGGATTGTCACTCATATTTCTTACTGTCAGTTCGGTCACCTCATTGGTAACCTCATTGGTCAGTATCAATCTTGTTGGATTTTCATTGAAATGTCTTGGAAATTGAACAACTTCCTTTGAAAAATATATCATTTTAATAGCATTTTCTTCTAATTGTATTTATGGAACAAAAAAAAATCCAGGAACTATCATCCCTGGATTTGTTTCTAGAATAGATATATATTATTCCACAGTCTGTGGTAAAGAAGAAATAAGACTTTCATCCAACAGATAAGGGAGGGTTGAGCAGTAATCCTGCAAGGTGATGTCATAACCGGCAAAGTCAGCCATAGCTGCACCAGTATTGACAGATCCTGCTGAAAGTGTCAAAGGATGCTCCAGACCAAGACCCCAGTAATTACCCACATTATCCTCAACAATAGCTGCTGTGTTACCCTTAAGGATTTCAGCAATTTCATTCCTTCCATCCTCTGAAAGCTTTGTGAACTTCACATTGAGGTCAGTAGTGACATATGCTGTACCAGCAGCCTCATCAGCATTAAGAGTAGAGTTCATAGAACCATTACCAGTCCTGATCCTGTACAACTTGAATGCAGAAATTGTTGCTGTGTATCTGGCAGGCTCTGAATCAGAAGAAAGTGCTGGAGCAGCTGTATTCCAATCTGCCAACCAAATCCTCTTGATTCCACCTACACTGTCCTTGCAGCTGAAATCTATTCCATTTAAAGTAATAGAACAAACACTCATATTATTAAATTATTTTATTTTCTTTATAAAAAGGGGGAAGACTGTGTTGACTTCCCCCTGGGGGATATTATGGATTTAGGCTTCTGAACCACCATCATCAACTGACTTGACAACAATCTGGTCTGGGAAAGCAACCTGTACACCAGCATTGAACTTGATAGCAAGTCTGAACTCCTGGTTGTCCTTTGAGTACCAGAGGTCAAATACTTCCTGATCACCTTCAAGGTCAGTACCATAGAAGAAGTTACCCTTCAAATCACCAGCAACAATCTTACCAGTGCCATTCAAACCAGGAACACCATAGATTCTGGTTGATGTACCAGGGATGACAATTGACATACCCTCATCTACCTTAGGATCATAGTGATAGAGGTTTGCTGCATTGAGTTCACCAATGTACATTCTGAAGGTGTCCTCACCACAAACTACAGAAGCAGTGTGAAGAACCTCAAGAGGAATGTTTGCATATGCATCATAAACCTCAGCAGCAATGTTGTTGGCCTCAATTGCTGGAAGAGCAATAACATCATCTTCATCAGCAAGGATAGTCAAAAGACCATCAAAGATAGCCAGGTTACCAGTACCATTGGTCTTGTCACCCTGCCAGATAGCCTTTTCTACTTCCTCATTGACATGTGCAATGATGTCAGCAACAAAAGCCTCTTCAAAAGGAAGAGTTTCCTTACCTGCTGCAACCTTTACTTCATAACCTGCCCAGTAATCCAAGAGGGTTCTGTCACAGAAATTCATATTAACCTTGACATGACCAACTTCAATTTCCCTCTGTGAAAGGGTAGAAGTGCCAGCCTGGTTCCATCCACAAGAACCACCATCACCAAAGGTGACAGAAGTAGTGAGGATGTTCAAAGCAGCCTTTGACTTCACACCTGTCTGAAGGTTGAAGAGGTCTGCTGACTTAGGAGCAAGAACAGCCTTTCTGATCAAAGGAAGCCTCTGCTCATCTACATAAGTTGTTAAACTTGAAACATTAATAGCCATAGTATTATTTGATTTTATATTATATATTATTCAAAGTACTTCATTGCTCCCTTTGATACCTTGGTGGCAATGTCTTTGATTTCTTTTTCAGCTGGTTTCAACTGACTGAACTCCATATCTTCTTTTTCCTTCTGGAGCTCTGCAATAGCAGCTCTGAGGTCTGCAATTTCAGCCTCAAGTGCCTCAAATCTTTTTTCATAATCAGGGGTTTCTGCCTCTGGTTCAGCCTCTGGTTCTGGTTCAGCTGCTGGTTCTTCCTCTGCCTGTTCAACTGGTTCTTCTGCTGCCTCTGGTTCAGCTGCTGGAGCCTCTTCCTCTGCTGGGGCAATCTTACCATCCTTAACAGTGTAATCACCATACTGACCATCAGGTGCTGGAACAATGTTACCAGACTCATCCTCAATGAAAACCTCTGTACCTTCTGCAAGTACATCACCCTCATAAATGAGTACACCCTGCTCAGTCTCGACCTTACCAAGCTTCATCAAATCCCTGAATAACTTCATAACATTCAATTTCATACTGTATTTATGGATTTATTTTAGTATATCTTCCAACCAGCTGTCATAATCATCAGCTGATAGTTTAACCTCTGAACCATAACTGAAGTAACCCTGTAAGGAAAAACCTCTTAAGGTATGCTCTTCCTTTATCTGGTTCCATATTTCATCATTTTCTACCTTGAAAGTGGCAATCCAGGACCCATCAGGGACATCCTTGAACTCAACAGGGGCAATGTTCCTTTCACTGTCCTTCACATATGACTCAATCATAGTGAGTCCCTCAATCATAGGTCCCTGGTGCTCTATGTTCACCTGGTTGTTCAATCCATTCTTGAAATACCTCAACATCATCTGCTTGATCATGTCCTTTTCAAAGACAATAGCATGGATACCAAGCTGTTCATTCTTCCTCAAGATAGGGGTATCTGCAAGACAAACTACTCCAGTGATCTCCCTCTTTTCATCATTGAACTGGGTGAAATTCATCTGCTCTTCCTTGTTGAATGCAAGGAAGTCAACTTCAACAGCAGGAAACTCTACCAAGGATATGGCATCCATTCCAAGTTCATCACTGTCAGTTATAGTAACTCTATATATCTTCATTTTATATATTTATGATTTTTTAATAAGTGGCTCTTGATTCGGCAACCTCAACCTTCTTCTGGGTTTCAGTGATGTCATGCTCTGTCACATAAACCTTCTGGTCTGCAATAGCTGTCTGGGTCATAGCTCCATCTACAGTCTGTGTGAAGTCAGGTGATGCAGACACTACAGATGGGATACTGATTGATGGTACATAGGACTCACCTGAACCAGCACCAGAACCATTAGACTTCACCTGGTTGATCTTGGTTATGGATGCAATACCACTTGCGACAATTGCGGCTGCCTGTACTGCTGCGAGAGCAATGTCCCAAGGACCAGACTTGGTGGTGAATGCACCTGATAATGCAGTGGCAACACCAACCAACATCTGTATGGTGGTGGCAGCAATTGCCATTCCCTTCTGTTCCTCTGTACCTTCTTCCATCATATCACTGATGGATCCAAGGATGTCACCTATACCACCGGCAATACCAGTATATGCCTTAAGATTGGCCTGTCTGATGGCATTCTGCTTTTCTTCATTTTCCTCTACAATCTTGGTCTTTTCCTCTTCATACCACTTCTTAATCTTGGTAGTATCCTCACCTTCCTTGGTAGCAGCATCAATAAGCATCTGATACCTCTGGTCAAGCTGTTCCTGTTCTGTCATCAGTTCTTCATTGAACCCATCCAGGAGTCTTTGTCTTTCCTCATGTGCCCTCTGTGCTTCCTGTTCTGCCTTCTTGATGGCATCTTCAGCTTCCTTGTCCCTGGCCTCCTGTTCCTTTTCCTTTTCCTCAAGGAAGTGGTTTTCCCAGTCCTGTAACCACTGTTCTTTTTCCAATACCAGGTTCTTGTACTCCTCACTGTCCTTCTTATAGACCTTGAACATAGTGTCAAAGTACTTTTCCTGGATTTCCCTCTGTTTTTCTGAATACTTGTCAGCATCATCACCCCTCAACTGGGCAGATGCCATATCCTTTTCATACTTGGCCAGCTTCTGTGCTGCCTCTATCCTCCTCTTGTATTCCTCTTCTGCTGCCTTTGCCCTCTTTCCAGCCTCTTCCCTGGCCTTCTTGGTCATTTCTTCCTCCCTCTTCTTCTGGGCATTGGCAACACCTTCATTGAAGTTCTTGGTCACATTGAAACCATCCTTCAAGGACTCCCAAGCACCCTTGAAATCACCCTTTATGAGCTTACCAAGTGCCTGGGCAATACCCTTCATTCCTGAAGTAAGGACATTCAATACACCCTTGGCAATGTCACCAAACTTCTGCATCTTCTCGGCAGATACACCAAGAGCAGCTGTGAAGTCATCCCAGTAGGCAATGAGTGATCCCACCAGGACTATGATAGCACCAAGACCAGTACTGATAAGGGCAATCTTGAACCCATTCAGTCCAGTGCTGGATGCCTTGATGGCAATAGTGAGCCTCTTGAAGGCCTTCACACCATCATCCAACTTACTCAATCCCTCTGTGATACCAATAAGACTGGTCATAGTGGCAGTCACCTTCTTCTGGACTTCCTCATTTTCAACACCAAACAGGGACAAAGCACCTGTGGCAGCTGTGATAGCACCAGATACACCTGCCATTGTCTTTGTCACATTACCCAACTTCTGACCAAAATCCATTGCAGAATTGTTGATTTCCTGCATCTGCTCCCTCAACTCATGTTGGATGTTGGCAGCCTTCTGCATTGCATCAGTATACTCCTCTGTACCCTGCTGTGTGCTAAGAAGCTGATCCTTCAAGTCCTTCAGTTCCTTCCTCAACTCCTTGACAGTCCTGGTACTTTCACCTGTCTGTATTTTAATTTCCTCTATCAGCATTTAATAAAAAATCCTTTTTTGTATTTATGGTTATTTCAGGTTTTCCACATCACTTATCTGGATGAGTTCAACCTTGGTAGGTGCAGTAGAGTTGGGGTTGAAGTCAATGATCTTGTTCACCAGGAAGGTACAGTTGTCAATCACAAAGAGTTGATTGAACTTGAAGTTTATGAAATCTGGGTAACTCATTCTTACATAGCAAGTTACCTTCTTATTATGGACATTGAAGATTTCATTGTTCAGGTAGTTGTTCCACCTGTTATAGATACAGTAGTTATCAATGTTACTTGGAAGATAACCATCATATACTTCAGCAGGTACACCAAAGGTGACCCAGTAGATGAATGTCTGTTCTTCCTCATCCCCTTCATCAAGGTCTTCTTCCCAAATGATGTTGTTCCTTGACCTCTTCACCCTCCTTGTCTGTCCAGTCACAGGATCAGTGTATTCTGTATCAATCATTTCATCCTGTGTTTCAGTACCAGAATCACCAGTGATGGTAAGGTCTTCCTCACTTCCATCTGGGTCTTCCACATTACTCTGTGCCAGTGACCTTCCCGGGACAATTGCTGTGTTCCTCAAATAGACTGTCTTGGTGATGTAATTGTCAAACCTTGGAAGCACTGCCATACTCAACAGGTAGTAGTAGTCATATCCTTCCTCATCCTGTCCTTCAACCTCTGCTTCCCAGTTTGTACCAACAGATCCATGCTCAAGGTAACAGTACTCACCTGTGTTCTTCTGGTTGGGTGTGTCATCAGAAATGTAGAAGAACCTACCATTCTGCCTGTAGTTACTCCACCTGAAGGCAAAGAAAGGATAATACTCAATGTTACCATCCTTGTCCAGGGTGTTGATTATATTGTTCTTGATCAAAGGATTACCCATCTTTATCTGGTTGTTGCTGTTGAGGTTGGACCAGTACAGGCACTTCAGGTCAGTAGGAATGAACACACCCTCTTCCTCATTGGGTATCAGTGACAGTGTGTCATTGTTGATGTTCAAAAGAGTATCAACCTGCATATCACCATAGACCACACCATAGTTCTTGTAGTACTTGGCCTCCTTCTTGGATTCATTCTTCTTGTAACCAAAATTGTACATTGCAAACTTGTCCACAATAGGTTCAACAATGAAATCCTTACTGTAGTCCACTGTCACCTTCCTGTACTGTATGTCATTAAAGTAAGTACCCTTCAGGTTGATCACCTTGGTGTTGTAGTCAATGTCAAAGTGTAGTCTGAACTTCTTTGCATAGTCAATCACCCAGGTGAAAGGATTGAAGTCATTACCCAGTATGTCATAGATTGTCCAGATGGATCCAGACCTGTAGTTGGCAGAAGAAACTGTCAATGCCTGAATAGGTCTGAAGTAAGAATCCCAGGTAGCACCATTTTCCCATACCCCATCCTTGTACTTGTCATTCTTGAAAGGACACAGTGTACTGTACTGACTCCTGCTGATGTTGGCAGAAATCATTGTACCATAGGTCATATCAATGATGTCACATCCTACCTTGAACCTGAAACTGTTGGTAGGAATTACCACATTACCAAAGTTATAGACCTGGGTCACCTCACAGTAGTTGTTGTTGGAACTCCCATTTGTCCACTTACAGGAGTTTGGGACCAGGTTCTTGTTACTCATCTTCTTCAATGTCTTCCAGGCACCACCAATAGATGCATGACTCCAAGAATATGACAGGAATCCAGATTCCTTTTGGACTGAATGTATTGTTTCATCACATAAGTATAACTTATAGATCAGATTGTCACTGGAATCATATATTCCAATGTACCTCAAAGGAATCCTACTGATACCTGGCAGGTTGTAGAATGCCCATCTACCATTACTGTTGAACCCAGATGTACTTCCTACACCAGTGACCCTGTCCCTGACTACAATACCATCACAGTTAAGGGTGATGGAAGCATTGGTTTCCTCACCTGGGGTTGAGTTACTGATGGTCACCAGATTGTTTGTACCAACTGTATAGGTGTATCCATCCAGATCAACTGCTGTGGTGGAAGGTAGAAAGGTCATAGGGAAGTTCATCCACCTTTCACTGTTGCTCCAGTTCACTGTACCTGTTGAACTTTCACCTGAATCCACTATACTTTCATTACCAGGGAAGAACACCATATTCTTGTAATATGGGTTGTCTGCATTGAACCAGTCTGGATCCAGGGTCATAGTGTAACCATTGTAGTCACCCTGGTTGATTTCATTTTCTACCAACTGGAGTATCTTGTCAACATAGACATAAGGTCTGGTCATATAACTCCTTATTTCAGCATACTGGTTGAAGTCAAGGCCATCACCAACATAGATGTCTGCATAGTTTATACCCCTGGTGGTGTTGATCACATCCACAAACTTCTTTATTTCACCAGTACCATACATTTCATAGGACTGGGTGTCCATATTATCTGACTTACCAATCAACTGTGGAGCAAACCCAAAGAAATCTGTCCAGTCCTGTGATTCCCAGTTCAGACTGTGGTCATCATTCCAGAAGGAATCATGTATTGTCCCTGTATGCATCTTCAGATTGGTCTTGAACATACCATTGGAGTATTTTGTGTAGTCCTTCAAGGGTTTTTCCTTCATATCACTGAAGATACTACCCAACTGACCATACAGATTGACCTCATAGGTCTTGTCCTTCATATTGACACTGTTCAGAAGGGCATAACCATCCATAACCTTGGAGTTGTTGAAGTTCATAGTCATAGCAATCTTCTGACTTGGGTCGAAGGTCACCACATCCTCCTTACCAAACACCTGATGCTCCAACTTATAGACATAGTTGAAGAGTTCATTGTTCTTGGGAGTCATAGGTATCTTGATGGTCTTACTGTAATCCACAATGATACTGGTAAGATCAGTCAAGTCTGTGTACTGCTTGTTCAGTACAAAATCAATGTCCTGGTTTATTTCAACAGGAAGTCCCTGTAAGTACAAATCTATCTTCATGAATTAAGAGCTCCTATTATTTCAATTGTAAGTTTATAGGTAGGGATCCTGTTGGTGGTACTGTAACTGGAATAGGTTTCCACCTTTTCAATGTCCTTCACCCTGACCTCAATGCCAATACCAAACTCATCTATTTCAATACCTGAAATCTTGTTGTGATCACTGGATGTCATATTCAGATACAGAACAGTCTTCTTGGCATTCTGTAAGGCAAGCATGACCTTTTCATACTCCATATCATTACCTGTGGACATCTTCAACCAGCAAGGGTCAATGTAACACTCCACCTCATACTTGTTGGTCATGCTTCCATTATGGGTGTTACCCCACTTGTCCATATAGGTGACCTTATCCAGCCTGTTGATGGTCTTGCCTGAAAGAAGTTCATTGTTCACCAGAAGAGGAATGTTGACTGGTGCATCTGCATGCTCTATTTCACTTCCTTCCTCCCACTCTTCCAGCATCTTGAACCCACACCCTCTTGCCTGTAACATTGCCTGTGCAGGGTAATCCCAGGGAAGGTTGATCACATCTGCATACCAGTAGAGTATTGTTGTAGTTGATGTACCATTGTCAAAGTCAAACACAACCTTTACAGGTACTGTATAGACTTCACCTCTGCTGGCAATGTATGACTCAATGAAGTCTGAACAGTCAACCACATACTCACCACCAAAATAGTTGCTCTTCCCAACAAAAATAACAGTACTATAGATACTTACTGTGTACTGTATTTCTTCTGTACCTGCTGGAATACTGATAGGCTGTGCCAGGTACTTGTATCTGTTTGTAGTAATGTTTATCATATAGCTAAAATATCCTTTATCTGATTTTCTAATATCTTTGGATCCAGGGTGGTCATTGCCTCTACCACATCAACCCTGGACATTATACCCCTGGACCTGGTACTCAAATCACCCTGTCTGACAACACCCAGGGAGTTCATCTTGGGAAGTGGGGGTGCTGCCAGTGACAGTTCCCTTGGGGTAGGAAGCCTGACTGGGAGTCTTCTGTCCTTCAACCACTTGAAGTAGTCCTCCATTATCAGGGAAATGACATAACCATCTGTCTGCTCCTCCACCTTGTACTGGATGGATTTCTTCAACCTTCCTGTCCTCACTGGAACAAGATCCCTCAACTGCTCTACCAAGTCCTGACCAACAGGATTGACATTTAACTTCAATTCACTCATTTCTTCAATATCTTCTTCATCTGCTGCTCCCTGAAATCATTCCAGTCCATATTGAACACAGTCAGATTGAAGAACTCTATTATATTCATATCCATCACCTGGTACAGATCCAGTCCTGTCCACTCTATCATAGGTCTGACATAGAGTAGGATTCCATAAGCTCCAATACCAGACCCTGGAGTTCCTTGTTCCCCTTCAGTGCCTTCACTGAAAAGTCTTTCATAGTTTTGATGCAGACTATGAACTGCAGCCTGAAAAAATTGAATATCCCATAGGCCTCCACAATGTTCATAGTCCTGATGTCCTCATACACCTGCTCCAAGTCCTGTCCATACTCCTTACCCTCTGGTATAAGGAACACTGCCAGGATCTTTTCCAGTTCACCCTTGGGAGCAATGTTCACAAAGTCCATATATCTGCTCACAGTCAAATCCTGGAGGTTGGCCTTGGTGATGTACTTCCTTCCATTCAACACATAAGAATCCCTTATGATGGTCTTGGGCATTTCCTTGTTCAGGAACTCCAACTTCCTCAATTCCTTACAGAAGTCTATCCAGGTCATATCATCTGTCTTGATCCCTAACAGTATTTCTGCTGCATCTATCTGACCCTCCAATTCCTTCAGGTCAAGACCCTTCAACTTCTGAAACTGGTCAACAGTGATGTCATACCACCCTTTGACCACTTTTTCCTTCTTCTTTTTTCTGAATAACATATCCAATTTCCTTTCTATTATTTATGGTTATCTGCGGCGATTGCGGACACCCTATTTGACAAATGAATAGTTGTAATGACCACTGCTCTTACCCCTCAGGTACTGGACCACATACCTCATTGCATCCATTGCATGGTTGTTCTTGTCCTGGATCACATCAAGGTAGTTGCCATCCATATCCTGTTCATAGGAATAGGTCTTGAACTCCCTTGCCAGGTTACCATTCACACCACAACAGTGGATCTCAAAGTTGTTCACCAACTGCACACCATCAAACACACTACCATTACCCTTCACACAAGGTTTCACAGGAAGTCCAGCATTCTTGAGCTCATGGATGATCTGGGGCTGGGATGAGTCACAGATGATGATACAGTTCTTCTTGATGTCCTGGTACAGTGAGTTCTTTATGTCAGTCACATCCATACCCCTGCAACAGAAGATCTGCTCCACATACAACCTGTCACCCACTATTTCCACAGCAACACAGACAGTAGGGTCATTGAATCCAAAGTCCAGTCCATAGGTGGGACTTTCAAATATATGACTGTGGGCAGGATCAAAGATGACCTTGGGATAACACAGACCCTCCTTCACATACTCCTTACCCTCACCATAGATGGCCCACCACCTTGGGTTCTTCCTGTTACTTTCTATTTCCCTTATCTGCTCCTTGGTCAGGAAGTCATTGTCCAAGTAAGTACTGTGGAACTCAATGAAATCCTCCCTTTCCCTGTAGTTGTTGATCCAGAAGTCTGCACTGGGGTTGTAATCCAGGAACTTCACACCCCTGGTCCTCACAAACAGCTGCTTCACCTTTTCCTCACCTATGTAATTGCACTCATTGATGAACAATATGTCCCTTGAACTACCATGCAACTTCCCGGCATTGTCAGCACTGAAGAACTCAATCTTGTTGTTGTTCTGGAAGGTATAGACCTGATCAGTCTTGTTCACATCCACCAATCCAACCCTTCCCTGACTGTCCAAGATGGTTTCAAAGTCCCTTATACATCCCCTCTTCAAATGTGGAAGACTCCTGGACACCACACTGATCATCAGATTTTCCCTCTTACCCACCAGTAATAGGTACAACAGTTGAAGGGTGGAATAAGTCTTTCCAGATCTTGTCCCACCAAAATTACTGATGATAGTGTACTTCCCTGACTGGTATGCATCCAGTGTCTGTGTGAAGACTGTTGACAATGTCATCATAGTCAACACCCTCCTATAAGTCCTTCACCTTGTCCAGTATGTCAGGGTCAGCACTCTTGATTTCTATGGTCATATTCTTGGATGAATCACCTCCATCCTTGATCCCAAACCTCTTCAACTCCTCTGTGTCACAAATCATCTTGTACAACATTTCCTTACTCTTGTTGTCCTGTTTCAGGTACAGTGACTGCTTCAACAACACCTGGAGCCTGATCCTGTTCCTTTCTATCATCACCCTTGCTGCCTCCAGCTCTTGGGGATCTACGTCTTCTTTGTTTATCCCCTTCACTGCCAACAGCTCCTCCAGACTGCTTATTGTTGGATTTCTTACCAACTCGTCCTTTACTGTCCTGTACTTTAATCTTGTCTTCTTGTACATCTTTTGATTCCTCCTTAATCTTGGTTTCTAATTCTTTCTTATATACATTGTACAGCCTTCCAACACTCACCAGCATCTGTAACACACACCCACCACAGGATAGGTTGGCCTGCCTGTTCAGTGTTTCCCTGTACACCCTTGATATCACCTTCAGATCATCCTGTAACAACCCAGAACAATACCTGGATTTGATGGCCCTTTCAAAATGTGATTCATACTTCTTGACTAACTCATAGTCACTGTCATTAAACTTCCTCATAGTACATAATTCAATATCTTTATAAACAAATCCCTTATCAGCACAATGACCTCCCTGATCACAGGAGTCATCACACAGATAAGGAGCAGATAAGTCAACATCCACAAGGATACACTGTGGGTGACCAGCAGATAAGCCAATCCTGACCATGCTGTCATACAAAATGAGCAGTCTATTGGCTTCAATGAATAGTTGGGATCACTCATCCTTCCATTGGTGAGTAACCTCTTGATACCTGATTTGATACTTTCAATGACACCACTTATGTCAATGATAATCACACAGATAACTGCAATTAAAAATAACTCTAACATAACCTTTCCTTCTTTAATATGTCAAGTAAGACAGTGTCTAACTTCACATTCCCTTCATAACAGTTCCAAGTACTGGAGTCAATGTTGTAGATGATCACCCCTGATGCCTTCACCTGCCCCATATCATGCCTGGACTTCAGGATGGTACTTATATCAGCTGTGAAGACCCTGTGGCAGAACTGGTTGATGTTGAGGACATAGAAGGGAAACTGACTTTCCTTGTACTTCCTCAGACTGGTGTTGTTCAGTGGGGTATTGAAGTCACCATCCCATCCATTGATCTCCCCACACTTCCTGAACTTGGTGGAAGACCTCTTACATTCTATCCCAAGGACTGGATGATCACCCTTGAGTACTACCACATCCACCAGACTGAATTCATCCCTTTCCAATGAATCTGAGTCCTGGTTGGTACATCTGACTGTGTAACCTGGTAGGAGTCTTTGAAGGTGATCTACCACACTTACCTCAACCTGCTGTCCATTGACCAGTTTTGACCTGAAACTGTCACTCTTTTGCATAACTTTACATTCTTTTACTTAATGTATTTATGCAAAGTCCCACAGGGGGTAGGCAATACCCTCTGGTAATTACATGCAAGTTGACCTCAGATTATGCTGCTATCATCCCATAGGTGACCCTGTGGAGTGATCTGGTGAACATTATTTTGAACCTGGATGATTCAGATATATTCCTGTGGTTCCACCTCCAGACTGATTCATCCACATATGCCTGTAGATGGGTGACAGACACCTTGTGATAGATGCCCATGATCATCCTCTTCATATGACCCCAGAATCCCTCTATGGTGTTGGTATAGACCCTTCCTGACACATACTGACTGACCTTGTGATTGACCACCTTATGATCATACCCCATACTGGAAAGTGGGAAATAAGTGGAGGCCTCATCTGTGTACAAATGTGAGCCTTGTTTACAAATGTGAGCCACAATAGGTAACACTGTCCTCCTTTCTGTATTGGGGATCACACAGGCCATCACCTTACTGGTCTTACCCCTCTGCATAAGTCCAAATACAGGGGTCTTGGTCTTGGTTGATCTGCCCTGTGTTCCTGCCACCTTCTTTGACTTGTGCTTGAGGTATTCCCTTCCTCCTATATAGACCTCATCCAGCTCAATGTCACCATCCAGGACCCTTTCCTCCTGATAGAACAGTGTCCTTATCTTGTGGAGCATATACCAGGCAGTCTTCTGGGTCACCCTGATGTCCCTGGCCAACTGATTGGAACTGATCCCCTTCTTGTGACTGGAAATAAGGTACATTGCTGTGAACCACTTCCTCAAACTCACCTTGGTGTTCTCGAAGATAGTCCCCACTGTACAACTGAACTTGTTCTTACAGTATGGACACACAAACCTACCCTTGTATCCTACCTTACAGTGATGTCCCCCACAATAAGGACAGATCACATCATCACCCCACCTGGACTGCACTATGACCCTCCTGCATACCCCCTCATCCCTGAAGTATGCAAGCAGCTCCACCAGACTGTTGAACCTACTCATATCCATACCTAAAGATACAAAAAATCCAGGATCTTTACAAACCCTGGATACAAAAAGTATGAAAAAATCTTAGGTCAACTGGCATATAATTTCCAATGCTCAATTGGTTGTCCAAGAATAGTTTAGTATATTTAAGTTATGATATGCTCAAACCCTGCTATTTCACCCAGGTCACAGTCACAGATGATCCACCAATCCAGGTCATCATCAAAGTCACTGGGGAACTCTTCACATCCCAGGACCAACTTCCCAGTGTATGGCACCAGGATCTTACCAGTCATCTTTTCCACAGGCAAAACTTTGTAGTCCTTTATGTAAATATTCCTTTTAGGTTTCATAGAAATTGTAAGTTATTTATGAAAATGTGCCACAGAATGGTCTCAGATGGGGTTTTTTGATGGGATGATCCTAAAAAAGTGACAAAAATAGTGCTAGATCCCTCACCTAAAATGACTTGGAAATGTCTTGCTTATGCAGGATCTTGTCCAAAATACACATAAAAATACTGAAAAATAACAGGAATGAAAATTTCTGGGGTGTTTTATAGTACCTTGAGTTTATTGACTTCCTTGATTGCATTTTCCATAAGGTCTGATGATATAACAGTCATATGGCCTATGAGTGATGATCTTGGGTCTGGGTCATTAAGTACCTCTTTATGGTAGTCATATGAAAAGGCTGCATTTTCCACAAAGTTATCATAGAGTCTTCTTGGTTTGCCCATCATAAGGTGTAGTATGAATTCCTTGTAGAGTGCTGATCTGAGTTCCAGGTACTGTGGGTCTGTATCTACTTGTTGTAGGAGTTCTTCAATGAATTTTTGTTTATTTGATTTTCTTGCCATAGTGTATAAATGTTTTAGTTATCATATTTCAGTAGTAGTTGTTGGTAGGATGGTTGGTCTTTGACTGTAAGTATGTCTTTGAAGTCTTTGATGAACCATTTTACATCCCAGGAGTTACATAGGAATAAGTCTGTATAGGTAGGATCTTCAACCAGGAGGAAATAGACATTGTTCTTATTTTTGAGTAGGGTTCTGGTCTGGTCGACATATCCATTGTTAAAGGTTACAGTGGCTATAGTGACAGCAGTGGAGGGGTTGAACCATATTTTATCTATCATCTTTTCCTGTCCTTTCTGGTATGGTATTGTTCTTGGTCTTGACATAGTTGATCACATTCTTTCATTAGGTTGTTTATGATATCATCTATTTGTTTTTCCTCCCATTTAGAGCACCATAGGTAGTAGTCCCATTCATCTTTGTTCATATTCTTTTATTTTAAAAAAAGGTGTCACCCTGTGGCTGGAACTGGGGTGACACCTGGCAAATAATCACTTTTATAATCTACAGGTGAACTTGAAGGACTCCAGCATTTCCTTCTACTTAAATATAACAAAAAAAGGCAGGATTTGACAGGAAATTACACAGAATTGTTCAATAAGTCTGGGGTTGGGATATCCTTGGATCATAGTGTTTCTGGTGAATAGGTAGCAGGAAGGGGTCAGATTCTGCCTGTGACTGAGTTATAGGAGTAAGGTGGTAGTCTGACTCATCTTATTACTTTAAGCTCAAAATAGAGGGGTTTCTGTGACTTATGGAAGGAGTTGTTTATTTATAGGTCAGTCTGACTGATAAGGAAGACTGAACTAGCAGGCAGAGCCTGCTCTACAATACATCTATGAAATCAATCTTGGGTTCTGTCTTTGGTATAACATAGTTTATAGTGAAATGTTTGTTTAACTCACTCTTTATCCCAGTAACCCAGCCATCTATGATACCACCAGAAAGATCATCTTTATTTAGTCTATCCATATAGGTATCCTTTATATAGTCTATCATTTCAGGTTTCTTATAGTCTGAAGGTAACCTACTCAACAGAAGGGTCAGATTTTCTTCACCCCTTTTTTCTTCTTTTTTTATTTCTTTTTCTTTTTTTTCTTCTTTATGGGGATACTCTGGTATCCCTTTGGTGGATACTATAGTATCCCCCTGTGGGTACTCTGGTATCCCCCCCTGGATACTCTGGTATCCCCCTGTGGGTACTATAGTATCCCCTTGTTTATTGTTGGTGGACACTATAGTGTCCCCCTTGATACCAACATAAAAGACCTTGATACCAGAAGATTTTATAAGACCCAGTTCTGTCAAGTGTCTTTTGATCTTCTTCATATATACTACACTGATACCAAGTTCTTCAGCAATCTGGGGTTTGGTCAGAGTGCAGCATTTGTTCTTACCATTTTTAGTGTAGTACTTGTATAATGCAAGCACTCCTTTTTCTGTAAAGCTCAATTCTTCTACTTGAAGAATTTCCTTTGGGATAAATATACCATCCATAGTCATAAAAAAAGGAAGAATTACCTGTGTCCTGGGCATCCACTCCCATTTGACAAGTAAAACTTCCTGTTTATTTTTCTTATGATGAGGCTGATCAGACCAAAGGTGGATGACATCTTCACAACCTGAATTATCTATATTAAATATAACAAAAAATCCTACAATATATTTATGAAAATGACCAGGGGAACATCACTGCTGCCCTGGTCTGATAATATAATAAATATAAAATTATGGAATTACATTAAATATAACAAAAAACCAGGGTGTGATTCACATCAGACCCTGGAAAATAACAAAAACTAAAATTATGACAACTAACACAATCACAGTATTTATGAAAAGAGTCCAAGATATATAAACCCTGGACTCGACATATATAGTGTTGTATGACATTTATGGGGGCTGGAACCCCACAGATTAAATATAACAAAGTTTTGAAAACCTTGTGTTTACAATAACAAAAACCTGGGAATCATCACTGACCCCCAGGAAAAATAAAAGAAAAACAAAAACTATGCATTTAGAATGCATCTAAAATATAACAAAAAATTCAAAAAAAACCCTTCCTTCAATTCCAAGAATCAGGACAAAGGAAGGGAAAGAATGGGAAAAGTTATACATATTATTTATGACAACTCATCTTGTCCTTCCTTGTGCTTCTGTCCGGCATGAAACTGTCCTTCCTTGATGTCAAAGTGAACCTCCATTCCATACACTCCAGCTGCCAATACAAAGATCTGGGCTATAAGTATCAGGACAGAGGAACTGATGACTCCACCTGGGGGGATTAACATGCTCCATATACCAAATCCTACTCCACAGAAAAATAATACAAGAAAGATCCAGATTCTTGATTTGTAACTAACACTCTTGGACATTACATAAAACTAATTCTATAGTATTTATGAAAGATGAAGTCTGGAACTCTTAACTCTTGAACCTGCCATTTTTAATCATAGAATCATACCACCTTTTCTTCCTGGTACCATATTCATTGTTATAGTACTGTGAACACCATTCCAGGTTATCCACCCTGTTATTTTCCTTGTTTTCATCCTTGTGATTCACTGTTGGTAAATGATCAGGATTATCAAGGAATGACTCTGCAACAAGTATATGGACATATTTATTGTATATCTTATGATCCCTACAGAACATCACAGTCTTATATCCATGACCATTATCCCTTATAGTAAGAGTCTTTCCTTTCAGGAGTCTGTAACATTTCCTGACTTTGTCATATACAACTCTGTCTATACTCCTTACACTACCAAGGTTACTGACTTCATAGTAACCCTCAAACCCTTTTGTTGGCCTCCAAATTTCTATAATTGATTGATTTTCCATATACTAAAAATAACAAAACCAGGGGCAAATCCCTGGTTTTTATCATAGTTTTTTCAGTCTATTTAGGAACTGTTCTAGTGTTTCTGTTTCCATTTCCATACCATGACTGACCTCCCTGTTCCTGATGCCTGCACTTATCTGCATCTTCAGTTGATCAGGGGCTTCATTCCATAGATGCTCCCACTTCCTAAAGTAATCAGCAAAGCACTTTTCTGCCTTGTCCCTGTATTCCTTGGTTTTGATTTCCTTCCAGCTTGGGTGACACAGTGTATAATAACCATCAAGAATTATTGATACAACAACCTCCCTGGCCTTGTCAAACTTACTCTTCTTGGTCAACCACTCAAGGGAATAGTTGGAAGACTTTATGAGGTCAGGATAGGTTTCTTTTATGTAATTTGGACTTCTTCGACACACACTGTTATCCCTCCACTTCCACAGATAGAAGGGTACTGGACACCACTTTATATTCTGGGTACATGCCTGGACCTGGAGGTTGAGGACATTATCCTCATGTATTGTGCATTCTGGGAAGAAGTGGATGTCATTCCTGACAATGAAATCCCTCTTGAAGACCTTGCCATGGGTGAACTGAAATCCATCCTTCCTGTCAAGGAAATAGACCTCACCAGTCTGTGGATTCCTCCCTTCCTCAAGGAAGACACTATACAGGGCATCAAAACCATTCACAGTGGTAGGTACACCATTGATTGGGACCTGCATAGGAGTCTTTGTTTCCTTCAGTATGAACCAGAAGGCCAGGACATGGTAGTACTGGTCATCACAGTCACACCAGGCCACATACTCACCAGTGGAATACTCAAATGCCTTGTTCCTCATCTGACTCACACCACCCTTGGGCTCCCTGTGATACTGGATGTCAAAAGTATATGAGTCAAGGAACTCCTGTGACAGTTTATAAGCATCTGGACCATCATCACAGATGACAGCCTCAATTTCATTAAAATCTATGTTCTGTTGGAACTGAATAGAGTCAAGAAGTGGTTTGATAACTGACTCATCCTCATTATAATGAGGGATTAAAATAGATAATTTCTTCATAACTTTTCCTTTCTTATAAGATATTTATGACTATATAAAAATAACAAACCCCAGGGTTTCCTGGGGTTCATCTGTTATATGTTTGTTTTGTTTAGTAACCTACAATCTGACCAGAATAGAATATCCAGTTGCTGGCACCCTGATAAGCTGTTACAAGTGATGTAGGAACATAGATTGAACCATTTCCAGCAGCAATTGCAGTGTTGGCAAGTGCAGAACTGTTGGCAAGTGTTGCTACTACTCCAGTGTCACCAATCTTCAACATACTTAAAGAGGCACAGTTAATAAAGGTGTTCATACCAATATAAGTGCATGCAGGAAGACTTACCTGTGATAGTGATGTACAACCCTGGAATGCACTATTATCAATATAAGTGCATTCAGGAAGACTTACTTCTGTTATATTTGATGATGATATTCCCAAATAAGACTTATAATCCAAACTTGCAGGATTTGCATACAGCACTGTTGTAGTTCCAGATACAACTCCATTACTGAATGAAAGAAGTGTATCACCAACTGAAACAAACAATGAACTCAATGAACTCCAACCTGTTGCATTGATGTATGAATTATAATTATCAACATTCACATAGATTGAACCTATACCACTTTGGAGCTTTGTGTTTTCTGCTGCTGCAAACAGACTTGAATAAGGAACAACTATTCCATACATTGAACCTATGTACAACTGTGACAGATTATAGCATCTTAAGAATACACCATTTCCAAACCACAGTTTAGTTGATATCAATACAGGTAATTTAACTGTTGTCAAATTTGAACAGTTGTTGAAAGTTGCACCACTAATGAAAGTACACATAGGAAGGTCTATTTCTGACAATGTACTACAAGATTCAAATACAAGTCCTCCAATTGAACTACAATTTGGAAGTGATATACTTTCTAATTTAGAACATCGATTAAATGCTGAATTATCAATTCTTGTGCATGCAGGAAGGTCTATCTGTGATAGTTTTACACATTCAATAAATCCTTGTGTAGAAACATAACTACATACAGGAAGATTTACCTGTGATAAATTAGAGCATCCAGCGAATGTGTTATAATTAACATAACTACATACAGGTAAATCAATTACCTGTATTCCTTTACAATAATTAAAAGCAGACATACCAATGTTTAAACATTTTGGAAGAAAGATTGTTGATAACTGTTCATTATCATAAAATGCACCATTACCAATATTCTTACATTCAGGAAGACTTACCTGTGATATATTACATTTATAAAAAGCTTCTGTACCAATATTTGTGCAGTTTGGTAAATCTATACTGATTACTGATTTGTTTTCATATAAAGCATGTCCCCTTACAGAAGTTGTTTCTGAATCATAAATCATTGATTCAGAAAGTCCCTGTATCATATCCTTATCTGTATATCCTATGATGGTTATTGGAACATTAACACTAACCTCATTGAAAGCATCAACCCCTGTTCCAGGTGTATATGTACCATTGCTTGTCACAGACAATGACTCCAACACTGGTTCAACTGATGGTACATCAACATCAACCACATCAAAGGCATCCACACCAAATCCAGGTATGTATGTACCATTACTGGTGACAGACAATGATTCCA